ACCATTTTCGTCGACTTCATTATTTGCAGATGTTTTTGGTGTAGATCTAAAAACAACCTTTTTCCTTTTGCCTTTAATAAAAAGATCACAGGTCAGATGACAATTTTCTAACTTTTCAAAAAGTATCTTTTTACTAAGTGGCACTTTAACTAGCTCGTCGATTTTACGTCCCAATGGTCGAGCACCCATTTTTGGATCATATCCAACTTCTACTAGATGATCAACCAATTCTTCAGTGAGTATGATGTTGATATTCTTGCTCTTTAAACTGCCGCGAAGTTCATTTACAAATTTAGCAACAATTTTCTTAATAGCAATTGGCTCTAGTGTTTGAAACTTCACAACAAGGTCCAGTCTGTTTCTAAGTTCAGGTTTGAAAAAGTCTTTGACTGCTTTATCTTCAGATCCAGTTTTAACCAATGGTTGTCCAAATCCAATACTGTTGTTTTCGTTATCTCTAGCACCGAGGTTAGATGTAAGTATTATAATGCAGTTTTTAACATCAACTGTTTTACCATTTGATCCAGTAACAGTTCCTTCGTCCATCATTTGTAAGAATATATTAGAAACATCTTGGTGTGCTTTTTCAATTTCGTCAAATAGTAAAACACTGTATGGTGATTTTGATATGTCTGATATCAGTTTGCCGCCGCCTAGATTGCTATCATCATAGCCAACAAACCCTGGAGGTGCTCCTAGCAAACTACTCACAGTGTGTTTGTCTTGATATTCACTCATGTCATAACGTAAAAGTTGCATGTCAAGGTTGGTGCTTAGTAGTTTTGCAAATTCAGTTTTACCAGTGCCTGTTGGTCCTAAAAATAAAAACGCACCCATTGGTCGATTTGGTGTGCTTATACCTGCATAGTTTACATAGAGTCTTTCTAGCACTTGATTAACTACGTTATCTTGACCAAATAGTTTTTGCTTGATATTGCTATCAAGATCCTGAACTTTTTCGCTTACATTACTGCTTACTTTGCTTTCTGGAATCTTGGCTATTCTAGCCACTTGCACATCTATGAGTTCCTCATCTACCACCAATCCATCTTTGTCTTTGATACGTTCAACTGCACAGGCAGCATCAATTAAATCAATTGATTTATCTGGATTTTTTTTGTCATTCATGTATCGTGTGGCCATATCAACTGCTTTGTTAATGGCATTGTCTGCAATTTGCACATTGTGAAATTTTTCTAAACGTGGCCGTAGGCCATAAAGTATTTTGACTGTTGTTTCTTTATCAGGTTCATCAATGCTTACCCTATAAAATCTACGCATCAATGCACGGTCTTTTTCAAAACTATCGTAAAACTCTTCCCAAGTTGTACTTGCTATTACTTTGATATTGCCTTTTGTGATTGCTGGTTTAATCATGTTTGCAAAGTCTAAACTGCTTCCACCTGTTGATCCAGCACCTTTCATGGTGTGTGCTTCATCAATAAACAGTATACAATTTTTCTTTGATTCGAGAGCGGCTATAACTTCTTTGAGCTTTTCTTCAAACTCACCTCTGTACTTTGATCCAGCCAATAAACTTCCAATTTCCAGTCCCCAAACTTCAAAGTTTTGTATGAATTTTGGAACATTATTTTCTTTTATTCTTGTAGCCAATCCTTCAGCTATGGCAGTCTTACCAACGCCTGGGTCACCAACCATTAAAACATTGCTTTTAAAACGTTTTGCCAACACAGTGACTATTTCTTCTAGCTCAGAGTCTCTTCCGATAACTGGTTCTAGTTTGTCATCTTTTGCTAGTTTTGTGATATTGATGCAATGTTCGTCTAAGATGTCATTTGCTTGTTCAACTGGCATGCCTGTTGCAGTTTTTAATTCATAGGTTTGTTGCCAATGTATCACAAACTCTTGTTTTGTTACTCCATGTTTTAGCATAAAGTAACTGGCATAACTGTTTGACTCAGCCATGATTGCAAGCCAAACATCAATGGTGCTCATTGCACGTCTTCCGCCAAACATGACTTGTGTTAATGCTCTATTAAACACACGTTCAAGTGCGTTGGTTTTTCTTGGTTCTTTTACTTTTGCTTTTGCATTTACCAGCACCGCTTGACTGTCAAGGTACATTGTAAGGTCCTGTTGAATTGCTTCTGGCGAGGTGCCAAATTGCTCTAAACAACGCCAAAAACGTTTATGCTGAACAAGTGCTAACATCACATGTTCAAGAGTAACATATTCGTGATTTTTACTCACTGCAAGTTTTGATGCTTGTTCTAAAATATTTTCAATTTCAGGATTATTTTGCATGTGTCTCCTCATCCGTAGTATTTATTGCTGGTATTTCTTGATAGTGTTTATTATTTCTTCAGGAATGTTTGTTGGCATAGTTGCTTTTATCTTTACAAATATATCACCAGGATTGTGTCTATCTCTGAACACACCTGCTGATCCTAGTCTAATTGTTACACCTGGATTGGTTCTTGGCGGTATACGAACATCATATTGCTTTCCTAGTACATCCACTACCTTGATGTCACCTCCGATTATCAGTGTCCAAAAGTCAACAGTTTCTTCAGTGTACATATCGAGTCCGTGACGTTGCCACTTGCTGTCAGCTTTTATTCTATAACTTACAATTAAATCCATACCACCAGGAGCAGCCTTGGCATACCGTATGTTTTCTCCATGAACAACACCTCTTGGAATATCTATTTCAACACTGCTATTTCCTTGTTGTGTTTGTACACCAATGATTCGTTTACCACCAGCCAGGCTATCTTTTAGACTGATACTGATACTGATACGTGCTTCTCTTTGTTGTTGCTGACTTTGTCTAAACATCTGTGCAAATATATCTTCAAAGCCAAAACCTTGCCGATGATGGGAAAATCCTGCTTGCTGGTCAGTGCTACCAGTTTGATCATAGTAGGCACGTTTGTTTGGATCTTTGAGTATATCATATGCATTACTGACTTCTGCAAATTTGCTGGCATCTCCACCTCGGTCAGGATGATGCTCTTTGGCTTTTTCTTTGTAAGCTCGCTTGATAGTATCAGCAGTTGCACCTTTTGCAACGCCCAATATGGTATAAGGATTCATAGTATATTGTATTACTTTTCTTTGCTTTTGTCAATCTCTTCAGTTACTGCTTTTTCATAGTAAACAATAATTTCAGATTGTTGTTGCAAGTATCTTTTGATCTCAGCAATGTTTAAGGCAAGATTTTCATAGTCTTTCATGCTAAGTGCAACAAAGGCAAGTTCACCATACACCTCTGTAAATTCTTTTACAAATTCCTCATAGTTGTCTTTTGTAACTACGAATACTCTGGTATCAGTTAATTGTACCGCTTTTGGGCGTGCTACTGTTGGTATCTTTGTTTTCTGTACCTGAGTTACTACCTTCACCTGTGGTTCCTGCATTAGGTTGCTGCAACCACTTAGGAAGAGGAGGCTGGTTATTGTTACCAGTATCACCCATAAACTCACGCCATAACTTTGCCGTTGCGCCATTCATTTTTCCTTCTAATACTTTTGCATCTTTCAATGCTTCTACTACTAAATTCAACTTGTTGAGTTTAGAACGAAGTTCATCGCCGTATGCTTCGGCTTGTTGTAGGTCTTGTTGTAACTTCTTATTGAGTGCGGCTGATTTGATAATATCTGCTTGCAATGCTTTTGTACTAGCTTCGGCAGTTTCAGCCGCAATTTCTAATTTTGCATTGTTCTCACGTAGAACTTTTATTGTATTCTGCGTGCTTGTGTAGTAAGACTTGGCAGCATAACCTACACCGCCTAGTATTGCTACTACAATAACAAGAGCGTAGATTTTAATCATCTATCTCAACTGCTCGCATTCTTGCTACTAATCTATCTGCACGTTTGGTTACTTGTCTATACCAATTCGAATCAACCATTTCGTCTGCGGCTGCATTCCAATCACGGGCATCAACTCCACGTTTCATGCCTTTGAACTTTGAAAGTCTTGGACGACCCATGTTGAACATCATGTTTGCAATTATTCTTTGGACTTCTTCTGGGAGTTCATCAAAGTCAGGATATAGGATGTTGCAGTCTGAGATGACGGTTTGGACGTCATTGTCAAAGGCTTCATTGCATCTATCTTCTGAGACAGGTGTTCCAACCGGTTGTCCATATTCTGGATCACTATCAATAACCAGATGACCAATACCAAAAGTAGGCAACCCGAGATGGTCGAGGTATATTTCATTAACTGAGCCTTCGTCATATGCAATCTCTTCTCTTAGTTTATCAATGTCCATTATTTTTTCCTTCTATTACATGGGTATTTATGTACTTTGCGGCTTCAGTATGTGCTTTTTCCAGTGGATGCCCATTGGACCCAAATTTAAAATTTTTATATTTGCTCCATTCTAAAAAACTCATTCCGTGAAAATCTAAAATGTAAGGTACGACTTGTGCCTGCAAATTTGCTATAGGATTTTCCCAATGAGTAAATGTATCAGACCCAGATGGTCGAAGTGTATGAAAACAAGAACTATAGGCACTATCTAAACACGTCATGATAAAATTTACATTATTTTGTTTCAGCAATGAAATAGCACTGTGCATTTGTTGCAAGTTTCTATGTAAGTTCCAAATATCATTATCTAAATTACGATAAAAAAAATGGTTTAACTTATCCTCATATCGTGGGTGCGTTGATCTCCATACATCAATACCAGTTTCAACGTAATCAAATCTTTCAAACCAGGTCCAATTTACTATAACTAGTGTGTCTTGTTCGAGTTTATTTGCAGTTTTCCAACTGATCCATTGATTACCTATACCGCCGATTGCATAACATTCATAGTCACAGTGAAGCAATTCTGCAACTCGTGCTGGCCACGTGTAATTGCTGTATTGAAAAGGAAACAGGTATTCGTGTAGTTGATTTGGACAATCGGCAAGCTCGTCACCACGAGTGAAGCTGTCACCAACTGCAATAACTTTTTTGTAGGGCATTAACGTCCTGCGTTTGCTAGTAAGTTCTGTATATCTTTGGCTTTTTTGCCTTTGTTATATATAGCCTTTGGAGGAATACCAGCAAGAGTTCTTGCTTCGTTGAGCTCAAACTGTTCACGTTCTCTGTATGTCTTAGGCGAGGTAGGTACTAGCATGTTGAACTGTTCCACAGTAAAAGGCATTTCTTTGCCTCTGTAGCCCATGGTCCATCCATCACCTTCATACTCTGTAAGTGTGTTGAAATCATCTAACAGTGTGGCTAAGTTGTCAGCAGTATAGTTTCTACGTTTAAGTTCAATATATACAAGAAATCTATTTGGCTTTACTTCACCTGGGCTCATGTCAGCATCCAGTACAAAGTCGTAGCCTTTTTCAAACCAGTTAACCAAGTC